TCATGGCACTCTAGCATGGTCAATAATAAAAAAAGATTAGATGAAGATTTCGAATTATTTGCACCTAGTAAAGTAGACCCGATACCACAACTAATGTCATATACAGGAGATTCTAGAGGTGGTGCAAGTAATGTCGTAAACTGTCGTTGTTTTACTATGTATTACGATGATAATGATGTTATTGTAGAATAAAAAAAAGAGTCATATTGCTATGACTCTCTCTTTTGGTTTTTTTATTTAGATTAACACTTTTCTACTGTATCGACTCTAACTTTTCTAACACACTCGCCATGATGATGGCTACTATGAGCTTCTTCTATTGCTTGTGCTTTTGCATCCTTAATGTTTTTTGCTTCAACAGTTATTGGTACTACCAATGTTATTTCTGTATCTACTGTATATTCTTTCATAATTTTCCTCGTTTGTTTTGTTAATTTCTGGGTGGTTTAAGTGACACCCACACTGTTCGTTCAATTTATTCGCTTAACATTCTCTCAAACATAGTTAGATGAAAACGATACTCACCAATAATCATATGAATATAATGATCTTTATCTGCCAAAGCTTCTGGTCTTACGTTTTTTGCATACCAGTCAAGCTTAGCTTTACAGTATTTAATTTTCTTTTTTATTTCTTCTTTTGACATTTTATTTCCTCGTTTGTTAAAAAAAGTCTTAATTAACTCTTTTCTTACTTATACTTTAAGTATAAAACAACTAAAATATGCAATAATTCACCTTTTTGTGGCTTTTTTTTCGTAAATATGTCAAATTATTCGTATATTTGTCTTATTTGAGGGTGGCTTATGACTGAATTAAATGAAATACAAGAATCACTAGATTCCGTAAGAGAATCTTTGTTAGAAGATTACAATACTGATTTACCTTGCGAGTTTAAAAATTTGGAAGCAGAAGAAGACGGCTCATTCGAGGGTTATGCTTCTGTATTTAACAACAAAGATTTAGGTAATGATGTTATAAAAAAAGGTGCTTTTCTAAACACCATAAAATCAAAAAAACCAAAACAAATAAAATTATTGTATCAACATAAAACAGATGAGCCCATTGGTGTAATTGATTCTTTAGAAGAAGATATGAAAGGGTTAAGAGTCAAGGGTCGCTTGGCTATGGGTACACAAAAAGGCAAAGAAGCATACGAGTTAATGAAGATGGGTGCTTTAGATTCAATGTCAATAGGATATAAAGTTTCTCCAGATGATTATAAATATGACCCAAAGAAAAGAAAAAGAATTATTAAATCTATTGATTTAATGGAAGTGTCATTAGTAACATTTCCTATGAATCCGAAAGCAAAGATTACGAAAGTAAAACTTGCTGATATGACTGTAAGAGAAATTGAGGAACACTTGCGTGACGTAGGTTGTGAGTCTACTTCTGTTGCAAAACAAACAGCTTCAATGCTTTATAAATCATATCGGAGTGATGGACAGCGAGATGTTGTCAATAAAGTACAAGAGTTGATAAATATAATTAAATCGTAAGAGGTTTTAAAATGACAGAAGAAGTTAAAGACGTACTCGATAATTTTGGTAAAGCTTTTGAAGATTTCAAAGTTAAGCATGAACAAAATATCGAAGAAATCAAAAAAAATGGTGTCGCTGACCCACTTCTACAAGAACAGGTCGATAAACTTGCAAATGATGTAGCGAAAGTTGCCGAACAAAAGCAAGAATTAGACTTGAAAGCAGAAGCTATTGAAGATGCGAAATCGAGAATAGAAGCTATAGAAACTAAACTAGCAAGACCAGAGATGTCTAATAATGCAGAGTCTAGTTTACAAATGAAAGCTTTTGAAAAATATGTTAGAGCAAAAGAACTTGACCCAGAAGAAAAGAAAGCACTCTATGAGTCTGATGATACTTTAGGTGGTTTTTACGCACCAACAGAATATGTTGAAGAAATACTCAAAACAATCACAGAGTTTTCTCCAATGAGATCAATTGTTAAAGTGAGACAAACTACAAAAAGAGGAATCGAGATTCCAAAACGAGTAGGAACTTTCACTGCACAATGGGTAGGTGAAACTGCAACTAGATCAGAGACTACGGGCTACACTACTGGACTCGTTTCTATCGATGCAAAAGAACTTTATGCATTAGTAGATATTAGTCAAAGTATGCTTGAAGACTCTGCTTTCAATATGGAATCAGAAATGGCAGATGAATTTGGCAACCAGTTCGCTGTTGCAGAAGGTCAATCGATTGTAGCTGGAGATGGTATAGATAGACCACTTGGAATCACTGATTCTACTGCTGGAGTGGGAAGTACAAATTCTGGAAACGGAACTGCTCTCACAGCAAATGGTCTACTTGATCTAGTCTTTGCAATTAAATCTGACTATTTAAGAAATGCTAGATTTGTATTTAATAGGTCTACTTTTGCTAAAATTTTGCAACTTGAAGACGGAGAAGGTCAAAAAATCTTCCATGAAGGTCTTAATTTAGTTGGTGGAGCACCATCTACAATAGTTGGATATGGTTATACAATTGCAAAAGATATGCCAGACGTGGGTGCTGGGGCAAAACCTATTGCTTTTGGCGATTTTGCTAGAGCATATTGTTTAGTTGATAGAACTAATATGTCTATAGTAAGAGACCCATTCACACAGAACCATCTAGGTAATGTTCGTTATACTGCCAGACGTAGAGTTGGTGGTACTGTTGTAATCCCAGAAGCAATTAGATTACAAAATATTAGTGCATAAGGAGTAAAATATGAGAGACATTTCAAATAGAGTAAAATCTGTTACATGCCAAGATGCGAAAGTCTTCACTTCTGATACTAACGGAACTACAGTAGACAGAAAAGGTTTTGAATCTTTGATGTTCATTGTTAACAGCGGTATTGAAGGAGACACATTATCTGGTAGTGTAAAATTTGATTTTATACTTGAACATTCAGATGATGATACTACTTTTACAGCAGTTACTTCATCAACTGATGTAACTGAGACAAGTGTTGATTCTTCTGGAATCTTTTTAACACTAGATGCAAACGGAGAAACTCCACAAACTAGTCAAATTGGCTACATTGGAAATAAACGTTATGCAAGAGTGAAAATTGATGCAACAGGGACTCATTCAAATGGAACACCTATATCTGTTCAGGCAGTTTTAGGAAATCCAATGGATTCCGAAGATGCTTAATTAACTGTGACTTTTGTCACATGGGTGGGTGTACCTCTTTCATTGTTTTACACCCACCTGATTTGGAGATAAAAATGCAAATTAAAATGATTCAAAATGCTGTTGGAAGTGCAAATGCCGATGGTAATGTTACAAGAGAATATCTCAAAGATGAAATAATAGAATGTCATCACGAATGGCAAATAAATCTAGCGAAAGCATTTATTGAAGGTAATCTTGCAATAGAAACTAAAATAGTAAAACCAACAGAAAAAAAAGCTAAAAGTAAAGCAAAGAAAAAAGTTGCAAAAAAAGTAACTAAGAAAAAAACATCTAAAAAGAAATAATGGAAAATGTCCAGAGGTATTGGCACAAACTTTTCCAATCAGCTTACGAGTGGTCAATTAAGACCATTCTATGCTGTTCAGATGCAATTCACTAGTGGTACATTAAATCTTGCTACAACTTATGCAGATTTAGTAATAAATAGTGATACATATTTAGGTAGTGGAAATATCTTAGCAATATCTCCTGTTAATGAGACAGCAGATACAAGAGCAACTGGTATAACAATAACATTAAATGGGTTAGACACTTCAATACTTTCTGCTGGTCTCAATGAAGACGTGCAAGGTATGATCGTTGAATTATATTTTGGTGTTCTAACAACAACATCTAATCAAGATGTTATAGTAGATACACCATACAGGATATTTGAAGGTTTTATTGATTCAATGGTCTTAGAGGAAACAGGACAGACATCAAGGTTAATATTTGCAGTTGAAAATAAATTAATCTCTTTAGAGAGACCAATAGATAGAAGATATACAGATCAAGACCAACAAAATCTTTTTAATGGCGATAAAGGGTGCGAATTCGTAACATCACTTCAAGATAAGTCTGTGGCATGGGGTGCTGGTGTTCAGATACCATCTAAAACTACATGATGAATGAGACAGATGAAATTATAAGTCTTTATCAAAAATTTGATAAATACAAAAATCTTTCACATGAAATATTACTGTGTCATATAGAGCCATCAATAAAACTAAATCAATTTAAAGTACATAGAAAAAACGGAAAAATAGTATCATTTACAAATTGGGCTTTTATGAATGAAAAACATGAAGAACATTATAAAAAAACAGGTCAAATGTTATTTAATTTTTGGGATAGTGGAGAAAAATGCTGGATAGTCGATTCTATTTGTTATGATGAATCTTTTGATGGTGTATATGAATGGGCTAAAAAATATTTCACACAACAACTAGGTGTCGGTAAAACTGTATCGTGGCTCAGAGTTGAAGGTGTTATGAAAATATCAGAGCAAAATACAAAAGTGACTAAAGAGGAATATTTATAAATGGGTAGTTCAGTCAATAGTATTATTAACGTCATTGCAACGGCTATCGTTGTATCAGTAGCAATAGGTTTTGGTGGATATGGTATTTTCTCTACTGCTTTAGGTGGTGCATTAACAGGAACTAAATTGGCAATTGGT